CAGTTGTGCTTCAGGTCTTCTCCGGAATTGTACGCCACGTCCAGAAACACGGACTGCCGCGTGGGCTCACTGCTCAGGCTGGCATACCACGCTTGCTGGGACAGGTGCGTGTCCAGCTCCGACACCAGGTAATCAGCCATGACAAGGAACAGCCCCTCAGACCCACAGGCCATGAGATTGAAGCCCCAACCCCAGGACAGGTTTCCCTTGGGTGCCACCACGTCGTGGCCGGTTGCGTCATCGTAGGGCAACAGCCGGTCCCCTTCCTCCCGAACAATCCGGGGGCGGGCCAGAAACTTCAGGACCGCAGCGCGGCTCATGGGTGAAACTTATCCCACAGGTGAGCCAGCAGGGCTGCGAACCCGCTGGAGCCACCCGCCGCCATGAAGAATTTGAGCGCGGCCTGGGCGCCCTTTCGTTGATGATGGATGGCCAGGAGCTTGTCCAGCTTCTCATCCTGCCCGGCCAACGTCTTCTTCATTTCTGCCGTGTCAGTCTTCAGGGATTCAACCCTGACTTCCAGCCGAGCAACCTTCACGTCTGTAGCTTCAGTATCCATGATTTAATTTGTAGGCCAACAAATTGAAAGGGGCCGGGTAAGACCTTTCGTTCCCGATGCGGTCCAAACCGAAGTGTTGTTTGTATTGAACATAGTTATAGTGGTGGCTCCGGTTGTAACGCCCCATGAACCAACGCCCACTACCGTACCATCTTCTGTATTCGCTGGCCCACCGGCGGCAACAGTTGTGATTTGCGCCGCAGCCGGTAGACCAGTGATCGTAAAAGTTGTCGCGTTACTCGTAGCTGTAACAGCCGGGAGTGTCGTGCAAAACTCAACACCTATCTTGTAGTACGAAGCTGTTGCGGTTTGCCCGGTGCTAAACCCAGTGTAGGTAGCCGTGTACGTCCCTACGAGTGGGGTCATATCGACCCCATTGAAGTTAACTTTCGTTTCCCCCGAGACCCCAATGTGCATGGGGTCGGCGCCGTTGTTGGCAGTGAGCCGCAAACCCGCATCTGACTCGTAGGATATATCGTTGTTGGAACCGCTGGCTTTTCCCCAGTATCCATACCGAGTTCCCGCCGCGTCAATGACAGGCATGAACCCAACTGAAGTACCGCCAGTTCCGTTGGTTATCATCGACGGGTTACTAGCACTCGACGTTGCGATCATTGCGAACACGGGTACGCGAGTAGTACCCGTGTTCGGTACTACTTCAAACTGTAGCTTGCTACCAAGTGCCGTGCCGGACCAGTTCTCAGTGGCTATACCCTCTATCGCAATCGCGCTGCCCGACATTGCGCTACCGGTGTATCCACGAGCCCCGATAGATAGAATGTTGTCGTTGCTGACGATAGCCGTGGGAGACGCCTGCGTACCATTCGCACGCGCCCAATGTAGTGGGCTGATTGCGTTCGCACCCGATGCGTAGGTCAGCAATCTGATGCCTTGCAACGCGCCGCCATTGTCTACCAGCTCTATAGTGTGCGCCGGGTCTCCCGATGTTGGGTTACTATTGCAGGTTGAGGAATTGCCCACGCAGAGGATTCCTTGGGCGCCCGTAGTTCCGATCCGAACAGATGGAGTCGTGCCGCCGCCTGCGTCAAAGATATGCAAGCCAGTCCACGTGGGGGTGAAAGCCTGATCAACCGACAACGTACCAGTCGTCGTGATCGGGCCGCCCGTGAGTCCTGTTCCAGAGGCGACGTTTGTGACGCTTCCGCCCGTGGTAAGCGTCTGACACCCAAACGCATGAGAAGACGTGCTGTATGACACCGCGTGTGAAGAATCACCGCAATTGGTCAAAGCTGCTGCTGTAGGGTCAGCGGAAGCTGCCCCGAGCAATACCGTATCGGCTCCCATAGTTACGAAGCTGGGGCTAGACGTACCTTCCCCCAACATAACGCCATGAGCCGTAAGTGTTGCGAGACCAGTTCCGCCTTGAGGTACTGTGACTGCCGCATTGGTAGTCAATACCGTAGCGCTGGCATTTGGGAAGGTGAATGTCTTGAGGGACGTGGTTGGACCGACCACGCTGAAGAACCCATTAGACGTTCCACCGTTGGTGCCTAACAGAATGCTGGAACTGGATACGCCGCCATTAGCGGTGCTGGCCAAATTGATGGGAGGAAGATCCGCGCCCACGATGGAGCGAAGTGCCAGAACCCCGGTAGACCCATTGGGTGTTGCCAAAAAACTATTGGCGGTCGTGCCAAACAAATCGACCACATCCGAGCTGGTCGCGGCTGTGTTCTGATACGTCAGGCCGTTGGACAGCTGAATGCCGGCCACGGGACCATACTTGTTGAACACTGATTGCCCGTGAACCGGGCACGCCGCCATAACCAAAACACTCAGGAGAATACGAGTCAAAAGCTTCATACGATTACCCAGCGCCCAATGGCGTTTGAATATTGAAGTGTCACAGTGTCGTTTTGTACTACCGTGACGGCCGAAGATGCACGTACATTGTTCGCCACGGTGCCGCCAGTACGGCCGCCCACGTTCAACACATTGGCGCCTGTTGCTGACACATACAGTCGCTGTCCATCCCGTTGTGCCACGAAACTATCCAGGGTGATAGCACCGGCTGCGGTGTTTACGTCGAGAAAATAATCAGATGGCCCAGGTAATACATTGTCTGAATGCGTGCCTGCAGAAGGGGCGCTGGTGCTGAGTAGCGCTATGTTGGATATCCAATCTTCTGGATGCACAGCGGGGTCCCGTGGGCTAGCTACCGCAGCTGTCCAACACTGCAAGGGGGTCGTTGCATCCTGCACCTGAGCGCCCACGGCATATCCGCCCATGGCCGTGGCGTACGTCCCATCGTAGGGGAATACCAACTGGCCTGCAGATACACATGCAATGATTGTGCCGTACAGATAGAGAATGCCGTTCATGTCCGAGCCACGCGGCGGGATGCCCCCGGACAGCAGCGGAGTCATGTTCAGTGGGGTGAACCCGTCATTTAGCGAAGCGTTTCCCGGCAGGCCCAGCGGAATCTGAGACGCTACCGGAAACGGGTTAGTTTTACCGCCGGGCGTCTGAGTGCTGGGGGCGTTCTTCGCGAACGGCTCAACCAGTTTGATTGGAGCAGATTGAGACATGTTAGAAGCCTATCGTAAACCAGAACGCGGAACCGCCACTGTTAGATATAGTGAATCCTGCCGCCGTTTTTCCTGAACTGCTTATCCAAGTCTGAACAGCAGAGTTGGCTACGCTAATAGCAAACGCAACATAGTTGGATGCACCAGAATACGGAACAGGCAGGGAAATCGCTTGTGATCCGCCACCTGGGTTGGCTGTGCCATATTGCACAATGTGCCCGCTAGCCAACTTGAAGAAACCCGGCATTGTCACAGAACTAGCGGGATTTACGTATGCAGCATTAGCCACTTCTGGCCCATTAGATCCGCTAGCCAGCGTCGGCGCCGTGGGCGTACCGGTCAGCGCCGCACTCGCCAGAATGGCGGGTGTATACTGCGTCACCGCGCCCGGGGGAACTTGACTTGCAGTAACCGCCCCACCAATTGCTTGAAGGAGTAGCTGGCTTTCAAAATTGCTGATGGAGTTCTTTTGCAAGAATCCATTTCCTGAATCCGTAATGACATTCGCTATCGTGGGATTGGCCACTGGAGCGGTTGAGCCAAAAAGATACGCAATGAGCGAACCGTTGTTTGTTCGCTCAGCCAATGTCAAAGGGTCCTGGACTTGAGAAGCGGGAATCAACGAAGCAGCAGGCACCGTAGGATAAATGTTTGTCCCGTCCCCATATACACCTACAGGATTGGAAAATCCTCCCTGAGGGATAATAACACCAGTACCTCCCGCAGTTTTTACCGTAGTGGTAAACGTTCCCGAATTATTGTTTATGACCAGCCATTCGCGCTGGAGCGCAGGCAGGTTAATTACTAGATTACTGGTTAGCGTCCCTTGAACTATGATCATGGGCTTTCCGGCGGCGCTATTGGCCACCGTGACTGTTCCGCCCGTGCTGGGTATAGTCAAAAACCCATAACTGGAAATCCCTACCCAGCCTGCCGCACCTCCGCTGTCTGGATCCGTAGTGTTACCATCCGTGAGATTCTGCCAGATGGTCACCCCATCGGTGCTCGCTACCTGGGCGCCCACGATATAGCCGCCAATGGCCGTAGCCACCGCCGAGTTGAACGGCCACATCTGGCCCGCTTGGCGAAAGAAATCATGCGCGGTAATGGCGAATAGCACCCCGTTGACATTTTGTCCCAGGACAGGTTTTCCTCCTGCGATTATGGGCTGCATGGTGAGTGCAGGAAATCCTGCGCTCCAGCTCGCCGCCTGGGGGTCTGCCGTGGTATCCGGGATAGGCGACGTCTTATCGCCCGGATCGTTACCTACTGGGGCAGCGTTTGCAAATGGCTCCGGTATGACCGGCGGAAGTGATGCACCTGACATAAACAGCTATCCTGGCGGCATGTAGAACGTGCCCTGGTCAAAGGGCTCGGACGGCGGATACCCAGCTTCTGCAAAGCCAAACTGGCCACCGGGGATTACAATCACGTTAAAGCCCACGCCACCCGGGTGAGGCATTACGCCTGATTGCGTCAATATCGCATACTCTACCTGAGTTATGGAAAATTCAAAAACGAAGGACATGGACATTCCGCCTACGGCGGTATTGGACTGGCCTCTGTCCACCACATAGCACCGGCCCCGGTTAGGGAAAAGGTTGCGTAGGAGCCGGTTGAGCGCTTGGGATGTGGTGGCCGTGATATTGGCCAGAGCCTTGGCCAGGATGAGAACCCGGAAAGCATCGTCCGCCAGGGCAAAGGTAGTGCTGGCATCTGCACCGGTACTGAACGTCCCCTGGTTTAAGGGCGCCCAGTCCGGGGGGATATCCGTATTATCGAATCCAATTACATCCGTATTGGCACCCAACTGGAGCAGCCGCCCATTAGGCAGCCCCACGATTCGCCCCCAGTTGTCCAGAAACACGCCCACGGCGGTGTCCACGTTGAACACAAGGTTAAAGAATGCGTCTATGTTGGCGCGCGGGTCCAGGCAGGTGTTCATCCCCTGGATGAGCGCAACCAATGTTGGGCTGTTGGCGTACTGGCTGATTATGGTGCGTTCAACGTTCAGCATGGCTTACACCAGCGCCACGGCAACGTCAGTGGGCTGCAGCGTGGGAAACTGGTCTATGCCCATAGTGATGTTGGTTTGGTCTGCTGCCGGAGCGCTCAGGAAGTTGAGTAGTACCGATATAACGTTGACTTCCGGCCCAATGGCGGAAATGGGTGCGTAGAACTTGCCTGCCAGAATGGTGGAACCAATCCGAGCCCGCTTACTTCCATCCGACCCATTGAAGCTGGCCACAACGGCGGCCTGCACAAGCTGAACGATGTTTGCAGGCAACGCGCTGCTGTTCTGAAGCTGAACCGCAAACTTCGTCCCGGTGTTGGCCGGGATCTCGTATGTGTACGTGTACGTAGGCCGGGGCACATCATAGCTGGCATCTTCAATCGTTACGGTGGTGTTGCCATTCATGTTGCTGCCATCGTTCTTTTTACTGAAGATGGCTTGCCCAATATCCGCTGGCAATCCCCCAACCGCTGCAATGTATATACTGTGCGCAACCACCGGAAAGCTGGTCACGTTCGGGTTGCCGTTGATTGGCCCCGTAATTGTCGCGTTGGTGAAGTTCTCAAGAGGCAATACGTCAATTACTCCATCGACGTCAAATACTGCAGCACCAATGGCAACAATAGACCCGTGTGCATTCAGCGCCACAGACTGCTGGCGGCGGAATTCAAACGCGGCTCGGCTCTCAACGTCTGAACCCACGGCGCCGGGCGTCGGGTTGTTGACCGTATCCCATCCATTTATGCCACCCGTTATGATCCGGGTGACAGTGTTGGCTGGGCAGGGAGTAGGCCCCAACACCACACACTCAAATGGGAGGGTGACGGTGCCGCCCACGCCAATGATTCCAGCCTGCTGGCACACATAGCGGTTACCGCTAGTGTCTTGCACCTGGGCGCCCTGCGGGATGGGGGTGTTAAACGCACCACCGCAAACCACCTGCACCACCGTAGGTGTCCCAGGGTTGCGCTCCAAAAAATACAAACGCGCCAGGGCGTCCTGAAAGATCCCAGAATTGGTATCTGGGTTCATCTGGTTTACGAGATACGCAAACTGAGCGTTGGCGTCCGCAATGATAGCCGCGTCTGAGCTGGCAAGCTGGCCCTGTGGCGTAGTCAATGACGGGTTTAGGTTTCCACCAAACGCTTGGTTGTAGTCAGCTTGACGTCCAGCCAACACGGCAGACTCCTGCGGAACTACCACGCCCGTTGGGGTAATCTGTATCGGGGGCACGTTCGTGGGCATTATTGAATCTGCACTGTCTGTTGGTTGCCTTCAGTGTCAGTGAAGGTAAGGTTGCCCTGAATACCCCGGTTGGTGAACCCGGTGACGTCAAGCTGGGGTGGCGGGTTACTTGCTACCCCAGGAACGCGAAGCGCCGCCTGCACGTTGTATTCTTGGTACAATGTCACCGGCGGGCTGTGTCCCAGGATTTCCGCAAAATATGGAATACCAATGGTGGTGTCGTACCAGCATTCGCCCTCAACCGGGTCCGTGGGGCCGTCCTGTACCTGAAAGGTTTTCACTTCGCTGGCAACGTCCTGCGCCAGAGCATAGGGCGCGGACGCAACAGCCCAATTGCCTGCCGCGTCTATAGTAAGGTCCCAATTGTCCAAGTCCAGTAACATTGTGTCCATTACACAGGGTTCCCGCTGTTACCCGTCACAGGGGTAGCCCCGGCCACATAGGCGCCGGGTAGGTGGTGGTGATTATGTACACTAGTGCCCTGCGCTGTCACGTCGCCTGCGAATGCGGCAGAGCCGCCGCCGGTAGTCGTGCCGGTCACATCCAGACCGCCTCCCACGCTCGCATTGCCCGCCACGGCCAGATTCTGGGCCATAGATACGTCCCCATCGGTCTGGACTACGGCGCCCTTTAGGTTGATCGTGGGGGCCTGGATATTCACCACCGTGCCCGCCGTCAGGTCCACTTCTGGGGCCGTCACAACCACCTTGACGGGACTGTGGACGGCTATGGTGCCGTCATCCTGCGCCTGGACGTATGCGGTAGGGACGCCGCCCATGAACGTTCCCCAATATAGGCCATCCGCGTAGTCCATCACCCTGGCGCTTCCCGGGTTGGCCTGTCCCTTGGCAGCCTTCACGGCGGATATGTCCCGAGACGCGAACACCGCTAGCCCAATGTCTCCCTTCTTCGGGTCTACGATGAACGCGGTAGACCCACCCTGTAGTCGCCCATACGGCAGCCCGTAAATGATGCTGTGGGGCACCGGCTGGCCAGCTCCGTCCACCTGATTTACCAGCGGGGTAACGTCCACAGTTCCTGTGGGAACTAATCCGCCATCATTGGTGCAGGATTCCACCCGCACCAGGGTGGCCGTGGCCTTCCCGCGTAGAAGCTGGTTGAAGACAAACACCATGGTGGTGAAGTCATTGGAGGCGGAGCCGGGACGCTGGAATGGTATGCCGCCGTCTGTCATTGCCGCACCGGCTGGCACTGGGCCACTGAAATGAATGCGCCACCTGGGGTATTACCTTCCAGCTGATGGTCCACCATGAAGGGTGACCAAA